TCAATTTGCAGTACTTGCGTATGTTGTATGACGCAGTACGTTGAGGAGTTTTTGCAACTGCTTCACGTAATTTTTCCTTTGAATCAAGATACTCTTTGAACGAAAGCTTAGTCGCCATAATAGTCCTATGTGAAGGTTGAGAATATTTATATGGCATTATACTTGGGGTAAAGAAAAACCCGTCTTGCGACGGGTTTAAATCTTTTTGACTTTATGTCAAATCAGACAAACAAATCTTAACGTAAGTCAAGATTTGAGGTCGTGATTTTTCCGTAGTAGTCCGCAGAATTTCCAAGTGATGTATTTACCTGAGTGAATACACACTTGCCGTAACGTGTCATCAAGCTGACAACTGGCTGGAATGTTACTGGGTTGACAATAACACCTGAGCTCATCAATGGAATATATGGACAGTAGAAATAACCACTGTCTGTTTCACCATTGCCGCCCTTGTAGCCTACAAGGATTACGTCAGTTGCCTGTGCACCAACTGCTGGAGCACCTGGACCTGAAAGATCTAGACCTGCACCTGCCTGGTTCCATAGGTAGCTGTATACCTTGATTGTGCCATTTAGTGTACCAACCAACATTGTGTTGTTTGGACCCTTGAATGAACCTTCGATTGCTGGAGCGAATACCGACTTTGCTGCGCTCTGTAGTACTGAAACTACCAATGGAGATACAACAATGAAGTTACCTGCACCACGACGTGTCTTACGAGCAATTTCGTTTGCAACACGGTTGATCAAAACGCCAAGGTTGGCAAGACGATCACCGATGAATGCTGGGCGATAATTACCATTTGCAGCGTTAGCTGAGTAGTAACCATTACCTGCACCGTCGAATGTATCAACTGTACCAGCTAGGGCGATCAAGTCAGCAATGATTTCCTGGTCAATTTCTTGAACGATTTCTGCTGAAAGAGCCTGTGTCATTTCTGACTCAAGATCTAGACCATGCTGACTGTTAAGGTCCTGCATAGCTTCGATTGTCCAACCTGCTTGTAACTTACGTGAACCAGCTTCAACAGCTTGGCTTACGATATCAAGTGTCATCTTACGACCACCTGAACCTTCCAAGTATGAACCTGAACCACCGTATAGTGAACCAGCTACTGTGTTACCAATTACGTCTGGACCGTAAGGACCGAAACCGTGTGGTAGACCAAGTGATGTTACACCTGTTGTGTCCCATGCTGGAGATGTTGATGGCCATGAATCGCCATCACCGCCACCACCTGGGTTGCCGCCTGTGATATCAACTGTTGAATCACCTGCGTCTACGATACCTGAAGCACCTGCAAGTTGTGGATCTGCTGTTCCTGCAACTACGCCTGCGCCGCCTGAGTACCATGAACGGATTGGTGATACGTTACCAAATACTTCATCTCCAACGTTAATTGCGCCTGGAAGATTGAATGGATTACGCTGTGGAGGTGCGACACCTGCAACTGGTTCTGCATAACGGTAACGAAGTGTGTATACCAAGCCAACTGGGCCGGACATAGGCTGAACACCTACAAGTTCGGTAGCAATTGTACCTGGGATAATACGACGAATCATTGGAATCAAAATCTTACGGAAGCCTGCGATGTCGTTTGCTGAGACTGAACCAGCTGCTGCTGTTTCATTCAAAAGCTGGTTCTTCTGGTTTTCAAGAAGAGGACCAACAACGGCCTGCTTTGAAGGTGCTAGACCTTCCAATAGAGCAGCTTTTGTTTCTGCCCAATTTTCAAAAATATCATTAATCATGTGAACTCCTACTTATCAAAAAAGGTTATTAACTTACATTCCGGCTAACTTACGAAGCTGTGCCAAATGTGCCAATTTCTCAGCGCTTGGTGCAGCAACGGAAGTGTTGCTCTCGTTTACTACTTCTGTATCACCTGTTACTGCAACAGTATTGGATTCATCCACCTTTGTTGGCTTTGTAACTGGCTTCTTCGAAGCACCCTCAGCAAGTACTGGTCTTTCCTTCTCTGAGCTTGTAGCTTCACTCTCACGGATTACGCGACCAATAAAGGTCTTGTATGCTTCATCAAGTTGTTCCGTGTCAACATTCTTGAGGATTGCTTCCATAACGTCCTTCGAACGGCCGTTAAGTGGAGCCAATACTTCTTTGAGCTTCTTTTCACGTGCCATCTTGCCACGCTTTTTCTCGCTCTCTTCTAGGGCCGATTGTGTCTCTTCAAGACGCTTCTCAAGCTCGCCTACTGTTACTGCTTGATCTTCAATACTTACAAAGCGTGTAAACTCTTCGTTAAATGCTTCGAAAATACGACGACCAAATTCATTCTTACGAACAACTTCTAGATCTTCACGAAGTTCTTCGATTTCTGCTGCGATACGAATTTCAAGGAATGAGTCAATCTTCTCTACAAGTTCCTTAAGATCGTTCTTAAGTTCGTTTGCCATTTCTGCCTTTGCTTCAACAAGCTTTTCTGCATGTTCTGCTTCAAGGTCACGGAAACGTTCGATATCATCCTTAAGTTCGCCAATTTCTGAATCTAGGAAATCACCAACTTTGCTGTCGATTGCTTCAACAAGTGCATCGCGTTCTGTGACCCACTGTTCTGTTAGCTGTGTACGGACATCTGCTGATGTTGTTGCTGTTGCTAATGCAACTGCGTCATCCAACTGCTTCTTGAATGCGGTTTCTAATTCAGCCTTTACTTCAGGTGAAAGAACTTCTGCTTCAAGGAGTTTCTTTAAAACTTCATCCATTTAAATCTCCTAAATCGATTTGTATAGTTGTGTAGCTTTTAACGGCAACATTATTTCTAATAGTTATTTATAGATCAGGGATTTACTAAGGGGGGACTGGGTAATAGTCAGTTTTTTCTTCTGTAAAATCAGAGAGTTATAAACACTTGTTTTTTCTAAATTTTTACTTCTTTGTGAACATCTCGCTGATAAACTTCGAGATTTCTTTCTTGAAATATTTCTGAGCAGCATCATCATGGCGCACTGCTTCTGCAAGAGCCATAATGTTATGACCGTTCTTATAAAGTTCCAAAGATTCGTATACAGTGCTTGGGTAAGCATTCTGTGCTGATGGCTGAGCAACGATGTCAACTGTGACGAACTGGAATCCAGATACGCCACCACTTTCGTTAACAGTACCTGCACCACGAGAAGAAACACCTGGATTAAATCCTGAACGAATAATCTCTTTAGCAATATTACCCATTGGGGTATTAATGAGCTTTGCTTTACCGATTACGTTACTTCCTTCTAACTTTAGTTCTGTGATGACGTGGGATACGCGATCAAGATTAATTGTTAGAGTCTGTGGATGATCTAATTCACCAAGCAAACCTTTCTGCTGGCGAATGTGTCCTTCAGCTGTCTTAACAGCTGCTGCAAGTTCGTTTATTGGATAAAGACGTCCATTGCGATTCTTAATTGAAGCCTGCATGAAGATACCGGAAAGAAACATGTTCTTTCCGTCTTCTGTAGTTTCAGTAATGAGATTACACTCATTTGGTGATAATTCTTCAATCAACAACATTGGCTTTGACATCGTCTTCTCCATCATCAAAAATCAACAAGGCGAACTTAGTACTTAACTTCGCCCTTTACCTTACGGTCAAGACCTGGTGCTGCATTATTGAATGGTTTTGTCAACTTTGCCTTACCTTTCTTGTCGAACTTGATGTTTCCCTTTACACGAGACTCAAGATCCTTTGCACCCATGCTGTTCTTTTTCATTGATGTTTTCTTAGCACCTGATGAATCGGACTTGGTACCATTACCTGAGCTCTTCTTAAAGTTGTTGTGACCTTTGATTGATGATGTAAGATCCTTAGCACCTGCACTATTTTTCTTCATGCGTGTACGAACTGATGAATCATTGGCAACTGCATCACCACGTGCACCTTCGCCCATAACGTCTTCGCCGTGCTCATCTTCAAAATCTTCATCTTCGTGACCATCTTCAGCATCACTATCAACTTCATCATCACTGCATTCACATGGATCCATGTGACACTCTGGGCATTCGCCTTCTTCGTGATCTTCATCTTCGTCATCTTCATGGCGATCTGCGACCATTTCATCATCACTATCTTCTTCGTGATCTGTTTCACCAAGAATTGAACGTGTTTTAACTTGAAGGTAATCATGAAGCGATGCTGCTGCTGCTGTTGAATCGCCATTGATCAATGCTTCAACCATTTCTTGTAATTTCTTTTTTGCGCCAATCATATCCCATACCGCCTTTTGTTTACCCTTGCTGTCTTTATCAGAAGCAGCGTGTGTTACTTTGTCGTAATTTTTCGAAACCCTAGCCATGAATTACTCCTCGCTATTTTTTTGAACTTGTCCTGGTTGTGTTCCTTCACTACCTACAACTCCATTCATTTTGGACTTGAGATAGTCATGAAAAACAACCTGAGCCTGTTCAGATTTACCATTAATTAAATTATCGAGCATGTCCTTCAATTTTTGAATGTTGGTCATGTCTTGCTCCTTTATTTATAATACCATCAAATATTTAGGTGTTAAATTTGGCCAGGGGCTGCACCTGGCGTATTACCACCACCCGCACCTGTTGCCGCTGCGGCCGCTCCGCCAGCGGCTCCACCTTGTTCTCCTGGCATTCCACCTTCACCTGGCATTCCAGTATTTCCCGAGGACATTCCCATTGGTGCCCCCCCAAATCCACCGCCCATTGGTCCTCCTTCGGTTGGTGCTTGGTACAATTGAGTAATATCATCATCGTTAGGATTGAGACCCTTTTCCTCACGTAGCATACGCTCGTTAAGAATGATTTCATCTTCACTAAGTTGTAGATATTTCTTCAAAATGAATCGTTTAGACATGTATAAGATACTATCGGCAGTTCCATATGCTGATAACAATTGACTATCAATTTCAAGTTGTTTGTACTTACCAAAGTTGGATGGTTCTGGCAATCGAACGTCATACATTGTTTCGTCAATTTCAATTTGACATACACGAAGATACTTTTTGAATTCTGCATCAATCTCTTTCTTGATTGAGTTCTGCAATCTCATGACGAACAGACAGAAACGTAGTTCTTGGATGTACGCGACACCTACTTTACCATCGTTCCAAATCTGTCCGCCTTCCTGTTGTTCAATCATGTAAGAAGCTGGAACACGTAAACCTCTCCAAACCTTACGCTGGAAGTATTCCAAGTCAGCAAGTTCACCAAGACCTTGTCCACCTGGTAATGTTTCAACTTTTGAACCACGGCCATCAGGACGTGATGCAAAGAAGAAATCTTCAGACATTGATTGTGGATTATAAACACTATCAACTTCCATCTGTCCACCATTGATTGATGGAACTTTCTTTTGGCGAATTTCATTTTTAACTTGTTCTAAGTACGCCTTAACACGTTGTGGAGGCATCTTACCAACGTCAATGTAAAATACGCGGCGCTCCGGTGCTCGTTGAATTCTGTAAATCAATACAGAATCTTCTAATAACTCTTTCTGCTTGTGGCTGCGATAAACTGGGCGAAGAACGCTTTCTCCAAAAGGGGCTGTGTCGCTCATATCATTGTTTAATGTAAAGCGAACTATTTCATCAACAGGAACAATTTCTGTTTGGAACTGGGTATCTTGCTTTGCACCAAGTGGCATCGAATATCCACCAGTACGAGGTTTTGTAATATCTACTTTAATCTGCCATGCAACAACTTTAGTTGCATCTGCTGCATCAACCAGTGCTGCAACAACATTCTTAGGATGGATGAATTTCCATTTCTCATGCTTTGATGTTTTACGGAAGAAAACATCTCCATACTTAATCATCAAACGAGCAACATGGAATATACGATTATCCCATTCATGAATTGCTGACCAACGACGTAATGCTGCACGTACTGTAACAACAGTTTGGCTGGCTACTGGATCTTCTTCATTTGTTAGGAGTTGAATTTCAAAAGGCAAGTGTGAATTAGGATTACCTTCGCCTGTCATTTCTTCAGCAATAGTATCAAGAGCACGTGAGACTTCAACATCATTGTCCATGAGATCATACTCACGATAACGTGTCATACGTGAAGCCGAGCCTTGAATTAATCTTTGGTACCAGGTGTAATTGTTATATGCACCAACATCAGCCATTTCTTGGCTGTCAGTCATCTTAGTAGTAGACTGTGCTGGACTTACAACTTTAAAATAACCTGACCACTTACTATTTGCCATGGAGATCCTGTCTTAATGTATTATTGTATTTATTGTTGATAAATCAGGGGTGGTCTATTGTTTTGTTGGTGGTCTATACAAATGATCGTTTGTTGACAGAACCAATTTTTTAGTTTGTCTAATATGGTCATCTGATTGAGCTGCCGCAAGATCAGCAGCATTCTTTGTTATAGCACTCAATCTCTTTAGCTCTTGAAGCTGGGCTGCTGTAAGTTCGTGCGTTTTCTTAAACTGAGCCATAATCTCATTTGTTTTCGCTTCGGCATCTTCTGTACTTTTATCTTTGTCGCTTTGAGCAGCAGTAGCTTTTTTGTTAATTTGTGGGTCATCACTTAATGCATCACTAATCATTTCACTAAAATTTCTGTTTGAGCCAAACAATTTAGGTATCATATCAATACCCATACCAGCAACATATCCAGCACCACCAGCTGCTAACACTGCAGCACTTGCTAAACCAATTGACCCAGCACCAGCTGCACCAATAGTTCCCATGCTGGCACCACCAAGTCCTGTAAGTCCTCCTGCATAAGCAGCACCAGTTCCTAACGCTGTTTCACCTGCTAATTCACCACCCGCTGTTTCAGCACCTTCAGCTAATCCTGTTCCTAAGAATTTTTGAACACCTTTCTTTAAAAATCCACCACCAACATCAGTTACAAATTTACCAGCAGCAATACCCAACATTGTTGTTATAACTTTACCTACCTCTGATTTGATAACATTCTGAACACCAATGGTTGCAGTTACTACACCTGTCAAATCGCTTCCTACTTTATTACCAAGGTAATCTGTTTGTGCTAATGTTGCTGCTTGTTGTTTATTAATAGCTCTACCTTGGGCCGTTGCTACAGCACCACCTGCAGTTCCAGCACCAAAGAAATCTAAACCAGATTTTCTAAGTTGTTCTGTTAACTGTTCAATAACAATTCTTCTACCAGCTGATGCTCCCTGATATGCAGATGATAGTTGCTGGTTAACTTTCTTGATCTGATCTTCTGTAAGTGTACCACTTCTGATTCCTCTTCCAATATCAGCAGCATTTGATACACCCAATGCACCTAAGATACCTTGTGCTTGTGCTCCTTGTTGAAATCTTGTTAGAGTTGTTTCACCAGCAAGTTGTGCGAGGGCATCAATAACCTTCTTTGCTTGTTCTTCGGTTAATCCATCAGTGCGTAATTTTTCATACTGCAATTGTAAGTCTTGTACAAGTGCAACACGCTGGTTCTGATTTAACTTGTATATTGCTGTTTGAATACCCTGGTTGTTAACTAACTGTGTGTTAAAGGCCGCAAATTGTTCGGCTGTTTCACCAAACTCTCTATTCATTCTTCCAAATAATGCAGCTTGTTGTTCCATGAAACCATTTTGTTGGTTTGTATTATTTGATAGAGATCTAAATGTGCCTAAAAAATTAGCTGTTAGTTTTGCACCATCAGCAAGGTTCCCTGTAAACTGTAATAGATTCCAAGCACCTTTGTCAATCGTTGTATTAAATTCACTGAAAGACATATTTGAAGAATGTATGGCTTGTACTTGTTCATTCTGAACTTGTGCTAATTGCTCAACACTCATTCCAGCAGCTGCAGCTTGAAATGGTGTAAGAGCACCTGTTTGTGTTCCAAATTTTGCAGATGCTCTTGCAGAATCAAGATATATGCTTGCACCAGCAAGTAATACACCAGCAAATTTTGTTAAGTTTGAAATCCAGGCATCAGTTTTTAATTGTAATTGTTGTTGTTTTAATGCAGTATCTGCAAACAGTTTTGCAATCTCAGCATATTTCTTTTTTAGATCTTCTGTTGCTTGAGCAGCATCTCCACCAGAAGCTTTAAGAGCAGCATCAAGTGCCTCAAAATTTTGACCTGTTCCTTCAATCTGTTCTCTTAATACAGCTTGTTTCTTTGCAATTTCATCTGCTGATTCGCCAGTTACATTTTGATATTGTAAGAATAATTCAACACCTCTTTCAATATTCTTTGTTTGCATTGCATTTGTTAAACGCAATACGTCTGCAAAATCATTCATTGGACCAGTCAATGTTTCATCAAACATTCCTGCAATTTTCTTTGGTAAAGCTACATTAAGCTGAGTTGCTGAAAATTGTTGAATACTATTTTGGAATAGTTTAGCAGAGGCAGCGTTATAGGTACTCAAATCCTTCATCGATTTTGCTTGGTCTTTTACAAAATACTTAACCGCTGATGTATGATCCTGTAAAGTCTTACTTAATAAGGTTGTTGCAGCAGTTTGTTTTGTAATATCAAGAGAGGATGGTCCCTTTCCGGTATTTGTATTAACACCAGCACCAGGTCTATTTTGACCCGCTTGATTCGTTCCTAAGATACCAGGGCGTCCACCAACGGATTGAAACATGTTATCGTTCAATGCATCGATAGCTTGTGTTAGTAGGACGAGATTTTGATTTAAGACGACGTCGAGTGTACTGGCTGACATTTATAACCCTTATGATAAACTATTGGTTTATTAATTATTTATGGAGGAGTATGACGTCAAAAATCACACTGTTCCTTTACTATAAATAATAGTACATAACACCAAACGGAAACAAATATGTCAAACACAAACCCCCTTCTTGAAAGAATCAGAATGCCTGGTGAAACATTTCGACTACCATCAGGTGGATTATTTTACGAACCCGGAATTCTTTCTGAGAAAGTAGTTGATGGAGAATTTCACGTATTCCCAATGACAGCAATTGATGAGATTGCTCTTAAAACACCAGATCTTTTATTCAGTGGTGAAGCTGTTACACAAATCTTTAATCGATGTATTCCAGACGTGCTTCAGCCTAAAAAGTTACTTGCAAAGGATGTAGACTTCCTTTTGATTTGTCTTAAAAAGGTTTCTTTCGGTCCACTAATGGAAATGACTTATAATCATAAATGTGGAGAGAGTGCCAAGGAAAACCATTACATGATTCCTGTTGATCAATTTTTGAAGAGAGCAAAACGAATTGATCCAAGTAGAGTTGGAAGTGATTTTAGTGTTACACTTATAAATGGTCAAATTGTTAGCATGGAGCCAATTTCGTTTGAAGGTTATATTGAACTAATGCAAGCTGAGGACAAAGATATCAGCCTGGAGAAACAAGTAGCACGTTTATGTCTCTCAGTTTCCAAGGTAATTAAATCTGTAGATAATGTTACCGATAAGAAACAAATTCAAGAGTGGCTTACAAAAATTCCACCAGTACTAATGAAACAGATTACAGAATGTATCGAAAAGACTACAGAGTGGGGTCCTGATTTCATAGCAACGATTAAATGTAGGGATTGCGGGCAGGAGGTTCAGGTGCAAGCACCTCTTAATCCGCTTGCTTTTTTTACATAACGATCAAATATGGTAAGCACGAAGAAATCGTTGCGATGTTTGATCGATTGCAGACTGAGGCTAAACAAATTGTCATAGGATTAATTGAACAGGTCTACTTCATGCGAGGTGCTATTTCGTATGAAGAAATGATGTGCCGCTCGTATGGTGAACGACAATTAATCAGTGAGTTTCTCGAAAAGAGATTGAAGTCTGAAAAGACTAATCCATATCCCGTTTATTAATATCCACTCTTACAGCGACATTCCTTTTCACCACAGCCAAGACATAGCTTAGCATCAAAACGCTTGAGTAGTTTCTTTGCAGCGGGTGTTGAATGGTCGTATGGCCAACCAAACATATGTGAACCGTCAAAGTCTAAATCGCTTCCTGTTGTTCTTAATTTTCGCTTTTTCTTTTTGATAGTCATTATACAGCCTTGTAAGCATCCCTCCACCATTGAGGGATCTGCATGTAGG